GGCGCAAATTGAACAACGTCGGTTCCAGATGAAAAGGTTTCAAGCAGCAAAGCTTTTAAGCCTTCAACACCATCGTACACATCTTGCGATACGTAGCTGCTGTTGCCGTTTGATTGGCGTTCTGGAAGCTCAGCGTGATAGTATCTGAGCATCTGCTGCCGTTCATGGCTAAGGTCACCATCGGAATAACCGATAGAGCCTTTTATCTCGTTTTGAACGAGACCAAGCAGCTCATCTTCTGTAAGTGCTGTGAATGTCTCAGCCATTAGATTGCCTCACTGTAATAATCTTCTAAAACTTGTACTGGCTCCCAACCTTGTTGGTGACCGTAATTCGCAATTGCTAGTGCCATCACACAGTCGTCATGACAGCCTGCTTCAGCTTCCATGCTTCCTGTTTCTGTTTCGATGTAAGTTAGCATTTCGCGCAGAGTTACTTTGTCGTGTATTTCTAACTGGTCCATACGCAACGAAGCGCGCAGCTCGTTAATTACAAGCGGCTTGCTTTTTGCTGTTGTTGCAAAACCAAGCTTGACTGTTTCTCTGTCGCTTATCTTGTCGACTACTATTTCTGTATGAAAATTTGTGTAACCGTAATCTTTATAAAGTCGTGTGCACGTCAACAAGCCGTGCGAATTACTCTCACAAATAATGTAGGCGTCGTTGAAAAATTCACCCAGTCTTAGCAAAATATCTGCAAAGTAATCTGGATGGACATGAGCTCTGTAAGAGCCAACGTGGCGTTTTTTACTATCTAAAATTTGTGCAACTGAAAAATCGCCGCCTCTAATACCCATAGCGACGTCGGCGCCAATTGTGTATTGCTCGCCTGGTTCTACATCTCTGTATAACGTAAGCTCGCCTCTTGGGTGCTTTACCCACTCGTCTGCTTCTAATGCCATGCGTGCAACGTGTGGCTCAGCTGCTTCAATCATTTTTAACAACTGGTCAGGATTAAAAATAGGTCTACCTGATGTCAAAAATGCTTCGTCAGCATCTGCAGGATATTCTTGTCTAAATAGATCAATACCGTTTTGAGCAATTTTCTTGCGTCTGAAAGCAAGCTGCTCTTTAGACAAACTATGCTTGTCTATTAACTCTTGTTCTTCTGGTGTAAAATCGTCACCGTAGACCCAAGGCTCTTCGTATTCATCTTGTATAAACCACGGCAAAAACACTGGTATAAAACCGTTTGTGCCTTCAACTGCACCTTTCCACAAATCGTAAAATTTGCCTGATACACCATTAGCTGTAGACTCAACAAACACAGCAGTGTTCCGTTTATTTGGAATAGCCTGCATAATTGCGTTAAAGTTTTCTTCAGCTGTTGATGGCGACCAGAAAGCTAATTCTGATAAGTGTGCAACTGTTACTGTTTCACCGCGTGCAACAGACTCACCGCCTGCTGTGGCAACAACATACGAACTATCTAAAATATTGAAGTTTAGCTCGCGTCTTGATGAGTATTTTGTTTGTGGCTTAATTGGTTCAGGGCAATTTTCATGGTAACGGCGAGTCATATCAAACAAAGCCCTGGTGCTGTCTGCGTGGTGTGTTACCACTAGGCCACGCTGTGCTTTGCGTTGAGACAGCCACCAATAAAGCCAACCGCCTACCATAGTGGACAATCCCATTTGGCGAGCTTTTAAAATAATAACTCTAATTTTGCCTTCAGCTTCATATTGCTCTTCGATTTTTTGTAGCAATATTTCTTGAGCTTCATTGAGGACAAGCGGTGTTACATCACCGTCTTTTGTTCTGATTTTAAGGGCGTTTTTTGAGTAAAACCCAAACTCATCCCTCAATCGCTTCCTGATCTTCTGTGCTTTCGCTGTTGTCATCTAGACTTGCCAGCCACTCTTCTGCGACTGCCTTTACTTCATGCTTGTTCACGGGCTTCTGCTTGGTGAACTCCAAAAGAGCTTTTGCTGCACCAGCTTTTGTGGTTGCTGCATCAGGTCCTTCGGCGATCTCAAGCAAAACTGTGACAGCACGTTTGGCAATATCGTCGTCTGACGGTAATAAACCTTGTTCAATCATTTGCTGTACTTTCTGTTCTGCTTTAATCCGTAACTGTTCACGAACTTCTGCCAGTTTATCTAGTTGTCGACCCCAGCCGTCTGGTACTCCAACCGGCCTATGATTTTTTGCTCCCACGCTTCGCAGATGCTCCAGATGCTTTTGCCATCTTTCCCCGCCCTCTGCTTTCATCCGTTTTATTGGATGCAGATGCATGTTCTTTTCTGTCCACGCTGGTTTTATCTGCGGTGCTGCTACTAGTCTCTTTGACTTGGGATTGACTACTGCTTTTGGCTTGCTCATTTGCAATCGCTCCTTGCAGCACAGACCCCATGTAATTGTGAACAATCATATATGTCTGCGATGCGTTTTTTATTAAAGACGCTGGGGGCAAAGAGCCAATAAACTCTCGCCCCATAGCAATCCTTGCGTTTGTGGTAAAACGCTTATCATTCATTAGTTTGTCGAAAACCTCGATAAGCTGGTACAGCTCGTTAGATTTCAATTTGCTCTCCTTAAATTTTTTATGACAATGCGTACAAATTAGGCTCTGCTTCTGAACCGAAAGTCATAGACTTCTGTTGTTCAATTTGTTGCAGTACTTCAGTCATTGGGCGTTCCATTGACTGCGAACCCTCTTCTGTAGTCACATTGTATTTGACAGACATGGCTGCAGGATTAAGACCATTTGCTTCTAAGATTTTTGCGTAAATCGGCTGAGCAGCAATTTCACGTAGAATTTGCCAATACAGCTGACGCATCATCTCGCCATTTTTAGCGTGCACAGCAAAAGCGTCGTGTGTGTGCATAAAGCCTGTGGTGCCTGAAGCTCGTAAGCGCTTTGCCAACTCTCGTTGCACATAAGCGTCCAATGCGTGGTTTAAGAAAGCAGCAAAGCCTGTTATGGCTTTTTTGTCTTCGTAAACAGGGACAGCAATGCTTTTATCTTTGCCTATATCCCACTTTACGCGCTTCTTTGCACTGTCAGGCAACTTGCCTGTGTAAACAGCAACGTCACCATCAGGTAATGGCACTCGAACTGCAAACATGTCTTGGCCTTGCATGTCATACATTGACTTAGCAATAGCTTTAGCGACACCTTCTGCCATAGCTGCACCAGGGAACCGTGAATCAAACTGAAGCTCAAGATCGTTTTGAATTTGCTTCAAACTATCTTTAGTTTCTTGTGTCCACTGCCCATTCTCGTCACGCTCGGCATAAGAAGGCACTGACTTTGCTATCTCATCTGCACCAGATTTGAGTGCTGTGAGCTTAACTTGGCCATAACTGCGCCTATTACTAATAAATTTCTTAGTAATCTTGCGAGTTTTGGTTTGTGGCAAGTTAAGTGTGCGCTGCAAATATTCAGCACCAGGTCTATACAAATCGCCGCCTGGGCCATCAGGGTCCATAGGGCCTAGATTTGTTTCTTGTGCTAAGTTTGCGTCGCCTGTAAGTACAGCGTGAAGCTGGTATGACGATGATGTTCCGTCAAACCAAACAGGATAGCTAGATCTAAAATCAGCAATAGCCTGTTGTGCTTCTGGCAGCATGAACAGCTCACTAGATGGCATTTTCTTTGCGTCTGGAATAATGTTTTCCAAATAGGCACGCATGCGACCTAGCTCGATAGCAGCACGCTGTATTTCAAAGCCATGTTCTGCTACATCGAACAAAGCATGGTTTTTCTGATACAGAATAGTTCCGCTTTGCTTGTCTAAGAATAGCTTTGGTGTACCTCCGCGCGTATGACTATAAACATAGCTGCCTGGTTGACCATACGCATTTACCAAATAGTCGATAAGAGGCATGTCTAAGTCAGATTGTGGTATTGCATCGCTTGCTGGGCGTCCTGCAAGTTGCATATATTGGCCGACAGTGCCGAACAAAAAGCCAACACGCTCATTGTATGGAAGCTCATTAGAGATTCCAAAATGATCGCGCATGCTATGCAGCATTTGCTCAAAGCCAGTTTCGCCAAGTGGTTCCCAATTAGGAAACTCCCACATAGCTTTACCACCTTTACCTTGGTACGAAGCAGAGCCATTTAATGTGTCAACACGAAGACGATCTTGGGCACGGCGTTTCATGAATAATGGCGTCATGCCACCGTTTTCGCCTGTATTGTCTTTGTATTGCTTCAAGGCTTCTGCTGCAGCCAAAGTATATGCGCTGTCAGTTGTTCCGTCTTTTTTAAAGATTAAGTCTAAACCACGATGTGTCTGTGGTGTTGACTGCATCTTATCTAGCATTTCATAGATCTTGTCGTTGATGACAAGTGCTTGCTTTTGCTCGCGGTTAATAAATGCTTCAGTGTTGTCGTATTGGCCAAACGGATGCCCGTTGATTTCGATCTTGCCTTCCCAATGGGTTGGCTTAGCTCTATTTTCAAATTTGCGGACGTTGTTTAATTCAGCCTTTGCAACAAGTGCTGGCAACTCAGGAACAAGCATGTGGACAGGATACATTCTGCCGCCAGCTGACGTTCTAAAGGCTAAGCCAAAGTCGCCAATAGCTTTTGCTTTTTGAAGCGCTTTAAGCAACACAATAAAGTCGTCTTTGTACTGCGAAACTACTTCGTCAACGTCGACATCCTCGTCAGTGCTGATGACACCTGCATCGTCCATTACACCAATAGCACGAAGATAATCTGCAGCAATCATGCCTAAGTCTGTGTTTGGTGTAACACGCGAAAACGTCTTTTTAAGGACTTCAGGAGTTACACTTGGCAGACCAAGATTATTGGCAATGTTAGTCATTGCTTCGTCGTACTGGCTGTTAACAGCTGGTGCCATTGTTTTAGCGTTTGCTGCAAGCTCTTGAATTTTGTCTAGTGCTGCAAGACGCTTGGCAACCATTGGACCACCAGGCTTGTCTTTTTTAGCGTAGGCAATATCAGGAACATAGAGATCAGCGTAATGCTCGTTCACCTGGCGTTGATAGGTTTTGCCTGTGTAAACGTCATCCAGAATATTATTGACGTTATTGAAGCCGTTGCCGTCAATTAGCTGTTTGAAAGCTTCAATTAAGTCTGCAATGCGAGACAAGATATACTTCACGCGACCCATGTTTTCGCCGCGAGTTTCTTGTAGCCGTGCCGATGTTTCAGCAAGACCTTCAAGCATTTTTGCAGAATTATTTAAATCTGGATAAAGCTCATCAACTTCAGCCATTACATCTTTAAAAATTGGATGCGACTGAATAATGTTCATTTCTTCAGGTGTAAGTTTGTTTTCTACTGCATGGAAAATCTCGTGCAGCACTTTGCGCTTATCACCGTCTGACGTAAGTGTAATGAGCTCCTGGCGACGATAATAGGCATCGTCACTAGCGTTAAACTGAACTTTGAAACCATTGCCTAGTGCATCAGCAACAAGCTGCGCACGTTGTGCATCTGTAATTTTGTTGCCTGCTTTGTGAAGCGAGCGAGATCTAAAAATGTCTGCTTTATCTAAAGCCGTAGGCGACAACACGTATTCGTTTATAGTTTTGCCAAACGGCGCTTTGTATGGCTCTGTTTTAATAAACCCATTGCGCTTAAGCTGCTCAAACATCTTTTCAGGCCACATCATTGTAATGCGCCCGTTGTCGTTTGTTTGCAAAGTGGCTTGGGCAAAACTATCAGCGTCCGCGGGATCTACGGCTGCAAAAACAGAAGGTGTAGAAAATCCAGACGCGTCGATAGAAGCAGCTGAGCCTTTGCTTGTGCCGTGATTTAATGCAACCATACGGTCGCCATACATTTCTTGGCCAGCTTCCATTTCTTCTTGAATAATGTCGCCGCCTGGCACACCAAAACGAGATTGTTGTTTTGGACCGTAGTCGGTCAAAGCACCTACAACGTTTAAGATATACTCTTTATGTTCAGGATAATTGGCTACCGCTTCTTCCAGCTGAGCTTGCTTAAGCGCTCTTGTGCGAGCGTTAGCAATTTTGTTGGCAAGCTGAGCAATTTCTGGGGTCGGTGCGTTGTCCACAGCAACTTGAGCTGCTCGCATAGCATTGTCGACAGTCGCTTGATACGCTGGCTGATTATATATGTTAGAACTCTGCGTGTTTGGTGAACCGACACCAGATGACAGCATTTGCTGCGTTGCAGGAGAGGCATTTACTTCCATACCGAGCTCTTTTGCTCGGCCCTTTATTGCATTTTGTAAGTTGTAGTATTCGCGAGATTGGTCGCCGACACGAGAGCCTGTTTTTAAGCTTTCTTCGTAGCTTTTAATTGTCGGAACTAAATCTGGGCGTGTTCTTTTTAAGCTTCTGAGCGTAACAGCAATTTGCTGGCGGTTAAGGCCAGTAAAGGCTTGCATGTTTGACTCAGCTGCGCTGGTGGAGTCTAGACCAGCTTTGAGGTTAGCTAAATTTTGTTGCTGTACATTAGCAGCCTGGGTAGCTTGAGCGCGCGTTAGAGCGTCAGAGGCGGCTGCAGACGCAGCAAGATTTTGCTGTACTTGGCCTTGACCTGAAGTATCGATACCAGGTCTATTTGAGTACTTATTGATAGCTTTGTTAACGCGATTGCGAGAGCCTGTAGCGGCGTCAATTAAACGACCACCTACTGATGCTGCAACTGTGCCACCGGAGGTGTAAGCTGCTAAAGCTGAGGCACCAGTAGCTTGTAAACCACCAACGCCACGACCAAATGATCCTGCTTTTTTCAAACCTTCAATTGGGTTCAGTAAGTCTGTGTATTGGCTTACACCGCCTTTTACACCTTTTTGTGTAAAGCGAGTAATAACGTTGAGTTTGCGGGCTAATGCGCCTAATTCAGGATCGACCCGTGTAAGGTAATCAATGTCAGCGTTAGACGCTTCGTTTTTAGCTCTGTTTTTAGCTCTGCGCTCAGCAGTCGCAAAATCAGCAGTTGTAGTGTCAATGCCTGCGTTTTGTGCACGACGTTTTGCTTCGTCGAACTGCTTCATATAGCTTGTGTGCAGATCACGTATGGTGGCATCAGCATCTGCCAGATTTTTGGCAGGATTTCTGTCATTGTATTGGCTTGCGAGTTGGGTTATGTCGCGTGATACGTCTGCCAATGCTTCTGTGTCGCCGCCGTGGATAGCTTTAAGGCCATCCATATTTGAGGCAACGTTGTTAGCTGTTTTAGCTGTTTCAGAAATAGCGACACCAGAACCACGCAAACCACCACCGGCAGCAGCGCCTGCAAAGAACGACTCTTTGACACGGCTACCAATTTCACCTTCAGCAAAGTCTTTGCCAGCTACGGCTTCTGTGCCTACTTTAACAAGCTCTTGGCCTGTTTCAGTTAAGCCTTCAGCTGCAGCACCTGTAGCAAAAGCTGACGCAACTTTGGTCATGCCGCGCTTGTTTAGCAGCTCAACGATTTTGTTTACGCCGAGTTTGCCTACAACTTCTTTTGGTGCGCCTTTTAAAACAATGCCGGCACCTAAGTTTTCAAGCAGCGACATAATTACGCCGCCAGTTGTTGCTAAGCGTACGCGCTCGTCCAGCGACAAGCCTTCTATGTCTTTTAAGCCAGCATTGACTTCACCAGACATAATCAGCGGTGACGCAACAGCTGGTGCAGCAATAGTAGCCATCATAGCTGGTGCAGACTCAGCAATCTTTTGAGCACCATACTGCACAGCAGATCCAAGACCGGTGACATCGTCTGTAGTTAGCGATCTATAATTTAAGTCTGCTGCTTGTTGGTTTAGCGCGTCTGCTTGAGCTCTTGTTGCTGCTTCGTACTGAGCATTAACTTGGTCATTGTTGATGGGGTCGAAACCAAAAAATTCACGAACAGGATTGCCTATGTTTTCTTGACCAAACCTTGTGATGTCACCAAGCAAGCCGTCATTCATTGCCTGGTTTGCATCAGCTGCGTAATTCATAGCATTTGCACGAGTTGTCAAATTGCCATAGTCAAAAGCAGTGCCAAGCGAAGTATCACCCTGAGGTTGGGTGTTTAGTGACGCTATGATTTCATCAACAGTCTTTTGCTGATCCTCAGGCGACAAAGAATTGAAGCTCTCGTCAACTTTAATAGTCGGATAGCCATCGATGTTTAGATCGAGCTGACCCATGGGCGTCTCCGTGATATAATGATTTTTTAGTTGCTAGGCGACACAGACCATGAAGTGCCTGTTGAAGTGGTGCCGTTGCCAGCCGCACTTGTTCCTAGTTCGCCACCATTTTGTGCAAAGATTTGGCGCACTTGGGCTTCCATAGCAGCAAGACCGGCTTCCATTTGCGGGTTGTAGCCTGCAATTGAGCCGTTGTTGCTATTGTAATAATCAAGTTTGTTTTGCTGTGCTTTAACGTAGGCTTCAGCAAGCATAGCAGCAGCTTCAAGACGCTTAGCGTTTGTCTTTGGATCAAGCTGCGGGTTGTAGGCGCGCTGAATTAAAAGCATGCCTTCTCGCTGAGTAAATTGAGCACCAAGAGTTTCGCGCAAGTTCTTTTGAATAACACCTGCTACAAGCTCTTGTGTGTCAATGCTTTCAGAGTCAAAAATAGACCGAAGACCCATATCGCCTTCGCGATCGATTAAGCGAGCAGCAGATTTAATTGGGTTCATCCATGAAAGGCCAGTAGCACCTTCGCCAGCTTCTTGTGTTGCTAAGCCATCTGCAATCATGCGAAGCATACCGATGTTACCTTGCGACGCAGTGGCGTTAAATTTTTCAATGTTCTTGCCAAACTCTTTATCGCGTGCACGCTCGGCTTCACTTAAAGTGCGCCCGACACCAGGATTAATCTGGTTTTTGCCTGTAGCGTTCGGGTTTTTAGCAGCTTTGAAAGCAGCAATTTGTGCTGGTGTATATTGAGATGTGACATCTACAAGCTGACCAGTATTTGGATCACGCTGCATAACCGCGCCTGTTGTATTGTCGCCGATCCATTCGGCATTACCAACATTTGCTTGGTTGATTTGCTGAGCAGAGCGATAATTTCCAAGATCAGTACGCTGATTATTAAGCTCAGCCGCACGTTTAGCACTGGGATGCAGATCAGCACGCTGATCCATTTGCTGCTGTGTGTTTTGCATAGACAGATTGTCCATTTTGCGCTTTTGTTCATCTAGTTGGCGCTGTCTAAATCTGTCTCTTATGCCTTGCGAATATTCGTTAATGTTGCCACTAACGTCATTGCCGCGCATAGCTTGGCCAAGAAGCATAAGCTTCATGCCAGTGTCCATAGTCGTTGGGCTGGCCATTTGATTGACCATTTGCTGTTGTGTTGGCGGACCCATTTGATTTGACAAAGCGCCTTGCGTCTTAAAAAAGTCAAATAATCCCATGAAGTCCTCCGTATTTACGAACAACACGATCCATAAAATGCTTCACAACACGCTTAGCTTTAGGCTTGTTTGAAATAAACTTAGCGAAGCCTGAGCCGTGCTTGGCGTAGAGCTTGAAAAACCAGCGTGGACTGTGGGCAAACATCCAGTGGCGGAATATGAGCCAGCTGTGGTTGTGCTGACCGTAAACTTCGCGTGCGACCCAGCAGAACAAAGACATGCCTGTGCCGACAATATTTGCAATTTGTCCTGCTTTGTCTAAAGTAGACGGACCTTGTTGTGCGCCTGAGTAACCAGCGCCACCACTGAAGCCAGTGTACGGGCTAAACAAGCTCATGTAGTTGTTTGCTAGCTGTAGCGGGCGATCTTGTGCCATATAAAACTGGTTTGCAGCATCGTCTAGTGCGCCTTGATTATAATTCTGCATCATGCTGCCAGCACCAGACATTGCACCTAGCGCACTATTGCCTAGATTAAAGCTGTTCATCATGTTGCCAAGCGCACCAGTGTTTGCACCTTGAAGCATGTTGAGTGCATTGGCTTGCTGACCGATATTAGCGTTGTATTGATTTACACCTTGGTTAAATAGATCGCTGCGAACTTGGGCGCCGACATCAGCAATGCGATCCATTGCGCCTCTAGCCAGCGTGCCTTCCATCATACCAGCACGAACGCTGTTGGTATTGCCGCCACCTGCTGCTGTTCTGTCTAAATTAGCTAAGTTCGCGCCAAGGTTGCGTGTAATATCTCTGCTAGACGCGTCGATCATGTTTTGGGCCATTGGCGAATTGGCCAAAGCATTACCCATATTAAAACCGCCGTTGGGGTTTTGTAGCAAATTGCCAAAAGCAGCTATGCGTGTGCCATAGTCTTTAGTGGCATCGTAGTTGTTGGCAGCTCCACCCATTGTGTTTTGCACTTGGCCCAACACGTTGTTTGCTAACGAACCTGCTTGGTCGTAATAAGCTTGGTTCATCGGGTCGAGACCGGCGTAGGTTTGCCCGCCGTAGACCGGATTTTGCATAAAGTTCTGTATTTGGCCGCCAAGATAATTTTGTATTGGACCTAGTGCATTTTTATATTGGTCGAAAGCAGCTTGCGCAATTGGGTCGGTTGCTTGTGTAACCTTAGTTTTGCCGCCGAATAAGCTTCCCATTATTTATTTCTCCATACCCATAGTTCTTTGCCGTCTTCGAGTGTTTCTTGGTAGGCAAAGCCAAAGATTTTGATAAATTTTTTGTGTTTCTTGTCTTTGGGATCGTGCAAAGCATGGATCGGTCCGCCGTGAGCGGTAGTAACTAAATGCCATCCTGATTGGAGCATTTGTTTGACAAGTTTCGACCATTTAGTGTGAACGACACAGTGTGCAAAAGTGCCCTTGCCGACAAAATGTTCAAAATATATTGTGTAGCACCATCGCTGAGCTACAGGGACTTTGAATGTGTGCATTACAAGCCTCCTGCAGTTAACCTCGCATCTATTTCGTCTAGAATTTCGTTAATGCGTGACAGCGAAAGTTCGATTTTTTTGAGCTCTTCGTCGATATAAAAGACAAGAGCATCTGGATCGCCTGGTGGGACCTGACGAACGTATGGTTCTTTATTAGTTGTGTAAGACATTAGCGCCCCGAAATTACTTCAAGATCAAAATCTGCTGCACTAAATGAAAAATATTCGCCTATTGGCTCTTCTATTCGGTAGGCTAGCAGACGCCCTGCAGCTTTACTGTCAACTTTGTGATCTGCGTTTGGCACAAAGCTGTAATTTGTCACGTAAGTTGGGCTGTCGTCATAAGGATAGTCTGTAAAACCTAGCCTTATTGTTAGAGGCGCAGTACCTGAAAGCGTAATAAGCTGAGGTATTAGCGACACAAGCTGTTTGTACGATCTAATTGGTGCTTGTGTTTCGTCTAAATCTAATCCACGTCGTTCAACAAAGGCTGTTCGCAGTGTTTCAGAGTCAGCTGTGGTGTTCATCAAGCCTGTAACTAGCATGTCGTTGGCGTAGACACGGCCAGCAGTAATGCCATTGGCGTCATCTCGTGCACTTACAAAAGCAGAAATTCTAGGACTTGTGTCTTGGAAACTGTTGTAAGTGTTAGAAGTAAGCGTGTAGTTTGACGACTGTGTATTATAGGTTGTGTTAGACAACGATACGTTTGATACCGCTGCACCTACAGCGTTTGGCAAGTCTACAAACGACCATGTTTTAGTCTTTAAATTGTAAACTGCTGCACGGTTGCAATAGTTGGTGTTAGTGAAACCAACTGTTGACTCGTCTGACACATAACAAAAGTAAACAAGATCGTGAATCTCGTCCAAATGGACAAAGAACTTTTCTTTTGAGTCACGGTTCATGTCTCGATAAATGCGATCTTTAACACGGCCAATGGCTATTGACTGCGACGTAATACCATTGTGCATGTAGATGTCCGTGTCACCGAACACATAGTGCTCTTTACCGGTACTAACCACGCAGTTTTGGTTGATAACGCCGTCTCTATCCGAAAACTTTCTAAACGAGAAAACGAACTCAGAACCTGTAAATTCCATAATTGCTGACTCTGTAGTCGAATAAATTATGAATGCGTTGTTTAGCGGAAGGCCATCTACAATTGGTGTCTTAAAGTTTGCAAGTATTGTTGAGCCAGCGCTGTTAGATGAACTAGGAGTCCAAACGACGCCAGAAGCTGGATCTGCACGATATTGAATCACGTCAGTCCACTTGACCATTGTGTCGTAAACGATACCGCTTTGTGTGACATTGAGCGCAATAATAAAGTCTTTGAAACCACGCATGCTTGCAGCGCGATCAGCAGAAGGCCAGTCACCAACCGACATCAAACTATAATCTGATGCAGATACAGCGTCACGAATATATGGCTCTGTGGTCTTTCGGCATATTACAGACAAACCTGCAACTTCTGTGTGAGTATATGGTGTGTAGTCAGACCCTGACGTAATGGCGCCTGATGGAGTTACATCATCAGCAACACCATTATTATAAGTCACAACTGTGTTGTCGTGGTGCGCTACGCCTAGTACAGCACTGTCGTTAGGGTCGTTATAGTTAAATGCAGTGATAAGACCTGTTTCTTGAGCTACCTGAGCATTTTGGTTAAACAAGAATTTAAACACAGGCGCACGCATTACGCGGTTTTCATTGAAGACAACATTTGTTGCGTCATTAAATGCGTTAGGTGGTAAATCGTGTGGGTCTACGTCGGTTACAACACCATGTTGGCCTACGTTTCGTAACGGCATATTTACCATGACTTACACCTTTATTTGAAATCTAATAGCTGCTGCCTGTTTAAGTCGTTGGCTTTGACCATTTCATTTCTGAAGCTTTCCACTGCAGCACCAGTTGATCTTGACTGCTGCGCATTTTCTATAAGCAAAATAGGCATCCAAGCCATAGCACAACCCCACTCTTCTGTAGGTTCACCGGTGTTTGGATTTGTTCCTTGAAGCTTCATGAACCACGAGCAATCAAATTGTCTGCAAGGGTTAAAGCTGTCTAAAGGACAATTTTGTTTTACTTCTAATTTCATGATTAGTCCTTAGAGCAGATAATCACGTCGACGTACTGAACGGACATGTCAATGTTTGACCCTGTAAATGTACTAGCGACAGCGAGAGATCCTGCGCCGTGTGCGTGTGCTTGATTACCACCTTGGATACGGTATGTAATCCAGTCCACGTGGTGCGCTTGGTAGTTAAAGTTCGCGTAGTTATCTGACAGCGAACCGCCGGGTGTGTTTGGTTTGAAGTACCAGTTGTTCGGCAATTGTGCGTTAGTCAACGTTGTGCCACCGACACTACCTGAAACTGTATTGGCAATTGTACCTGCTACTGATTGAGCAGCAAAAGCGCTGGTGAACGCTACAGAGCCGCCTGTAGACGCGGTACCTGATACGACACGTAAAGCTTTGTCGTCTTCTGTTGTAATCTTAGTCCAGCCAGTTGGTGCTGCTGTCTGTTGAAACAGCATACGGGTCCCAGCAGGAATAGTGTCGATTGCTTCGAGTGCAGCAATGCGAGCATCGAAGCCATTTAGTGTGGTTTCGTCGACAGTAATTGCGCCAGTAACGTTTGGAAAAGTAGCAAGAAGTGTTGCTTTGATTAGGCGTAGGTGATCGTCTGCTTGCGCTACGGTGTCCGTGGCCGTTGGGTTTGTAGATACTAAACTATCTATATAAGTACCTGATTCTAATGCCATTTCTGGAACTCCGTAAATTTTGTTGGGGCGCAAAGCAGCAAGTAACTACAAACAACAACAATCCCCAACTTTTCTAAAGTCAAAAAACGATAATCATTTATTTATTAAAAACGAAAAAGGGAACCTAATTATTCAGTAAAATCAATAACTTATGATGACGAATAATATTATGTGATTAGATATATTATCTAATTAAACTCGATTTCGATTTGGTTATTATTTATCGGCTAAAACGTTTTTTAAAAAATATAAACTTCGAACGCAGATTTTAAGGCTTTATGGACAACGACATTCGAAAGGTTTTAGATATGCTAAACTCTACGTTTTTAAAAAAGATCGCGCTCGAAATCGTAAATAAATATTATAACGAATTTATGCTAATCGATCTAAATAATATCGACGAAATTTTCGACGACTTAGACTCGATCGATAACAGAATTTTAAGCGATATATTTTCGTACGATATCGAAATAGAAGACGGCGTCGTATATTTTATGAAAGAAATCGTCAGAAAATTACACGTTTTAGTTTAAGAGGCTTCGGCCTCTTTTTTTTTTATCTTCGAACGCAAATTTTTACGCTTTCTGAAATCATTTTAATTTCGTTTCGATTTAATTTTCGAACGCAAATTTTAATGCTTTATGGACAACAAAATATGGAGCGAATTATGCCAAAATTTATCGAAGTTCGTAATGACGTTTTTGCTACTGGTTCAGTTGCTTGTGACTTCAAAGAAACTCGTGAATTTTATCGTGCGAATATTGACGATATGATAAAGGCGTTCGACGAATGCAAAAAGATTTTCAAAATCGACAATGTGAAATTGTTTGTGAGAAATCTTCGTAAAGCTCAAGGTCATTATAATAATGCCAAAAAAGAAATTGCAGTCGACGTTCGTGTTTACGATCTAAAATCAATCGTTTCAACGATCATTCACGAAATGACACACGCACAACAATATGCGACAAAGAAAATGTCTCAAAAAGGTGCGAAAGTCGTTTTCGAA